TCTGCATATACTTCATCATCGTACTTGTTATATAAAGGTTTTATTTTTTCATCGAAGTATTTCTTACTCCACCCGGTTTCTCCGGGTTTCATCGAGTAAATGTATTTTTCCCCACATGCACGGGCTTCAGCCACTCCATAAGTTGATGCAATTATAATGTCAGGCAGGGAGAAAGATGTCCCATGTGGATGGTTGTGTGTGAAACTGTTGCCTTTAATTTTTTCGAGTTCTTCAGCATTGAAGGATACTGAGCTCTCCTTTCCCTTCTTCGAGAAGATCATTTCTCCTATTTTATCAATGACTATAACAGTTTCAAAGTCGTTGTCCTTGATAGTCTTTTCATGCTCTCTGAAAATGGCTTCAATCTGAGAAGGAGAAATTTCTTTTTCTGGAAGCTCATTTTTGACCTGAACGCCCAACTTCGCAATTCTCTTTTCCACATCCTCATCAAAAACCCATGAAGGAACCGCCCATTTCTCATTGAACGTATCAATTTCCTTGAAGATTTTCTTCATTGTTTTTTCATCAATGCCTTCGTCAAGGACCTTGAAGTTCTGATCTACCTGCTTTGTAAAGTCTCTGTTCTCGTATCTTAAGGAATCATCAATTTCTGAGAAGGAAGTCAATGGCAAAATAACTGATCTACAATTGTGATGAAGTGGACACTTATACTGTTTGACTTCAGGAGAATCAACCCTCCATATTGTACCATGCATAAGCCGGCACTGTGGAGAAGTCTTGCTATCTATCTTAGCATAGAACTGACACTCTTCAATTCCCTGCTGTTTGAATCGGTACAAAGAAGTATTAGTGGCTACATCTGCGCTGAACGTCCTTGCCCATCTGACAGCTCTGTACCTCTCTCCACCCCATAGGTCCAGAATTCTACGAGCAAGGACTCTGGGATGCTCTTGATAGATTGCCTCGTCCTTGAGAACTCGAATGATTGATTCAACAACTTCGTCTGCAAGTCCGGAGGCTTCCAAGACAGCCTCTTGAGTCAGGATAAGAGGTACTGTTGAGTTATTCTCATCTGCTGCACTGAGGTGCTTTGTAGGGGCTCTCTGCAAGCCAGCTTTCAAAGACTTCTTAGTCATTTTGTCAGTGTAGTTGATGGTGTAGAGGTAGAGATCATCAATAAGAGAATCCATCTGTTTCTCAAAAGTCTTCGATGAAAAAGCAGTTTTCACTGACTTCTTGAGCTTTGGTCCGGATTGCCCCCTGATTCCCTTCTTGAATGTCCGATCAAAAAGAGAAATGAAATTACTTTCTATTGTATAAATTGCAGGAGAATCAAGGAGCAGGGTGTTTCCTCCGGACTTATAGAGTTTTCTTAATTTTCACAGAGATGTTTCCCGAGGAGGGGAACGTGGTCTGTTTTCCCTGGATAGTCACTTGGAAGTTTCCAAAGAACGTTCCTGGAGTAGAGGTATGAGTAGCTGTAAAAGGAATGGTCACCCCTCCCTCTGAGAATGGGACAGCCACGCCGTTAATTGTTGCTCCTGGAAGGCAGGTAATATCATACTCTGCTGTACCCATGTCGTTTTTCATAGCAAAAACAACTGATCCACTTGTAAGATTTGCACCGGTGCCGTTTTCCGAAAGGACTGCATTTATGTTGTCGCTGTCCCCCTGCCCTAATTCAATATCATATTTCATTCAATTGTCACCGTTCTTCTGTTTTTCTGGGTTGCTGCGGTTCTCGGTATAAAATATATTATTAGGCCCCTCTGTTTCTGCATAATGGCGACTGAAAGAGGATAAACGAAGTCGAGGGAAATTGCAGCCCCGCCGTCTATCATGGATTCAGTATATCCACTCATCACTCCATCAGATCCGATGTAAATATACAGTATCGAATTTGCTGCACCGGATGCCGATAAACTGGGCTGACTGCTAAGGGATTTATTCAGTACATGGTTAAGAGTTGATCCAAACCCTCCCCCCTGTACTCCGGATGCAACTTTTATAATTATAGAATTCGCTGTCGTGGAACCAGTTGATCCAACGGCCGAGGATAGGGATTTCCTGATGAAAGCGTTTGCTGTAGCAGCTCCGGCCATTTCTACAGTTATGCTGAGGTCGGCAGACATCAAATAGACTGCAGTTTCGGAGCCCCCGGACAGCTGCGATTCAACACTTAAGTATTTTTTTATTGAGGCTGCGGAACTTTCTGATAGTGCCAGATCGTTTGTGCTTGATACCGATTTTGTTACGGTTGCTGTAACCGATGCACCGATTCCAGCTGATACTTCAGAACTCGCCTCAATCTCCGTTGGGCCTGCAGATTCAGACCCAGAAGATACGACATAGGGGCCACCGTCTATCCAGTAGTTTAAGCCCCCTAAGCCAGTATCCGGGATTGTTGGCTTCCCGCCATTCCAGTATGTAAGCGATCCGTCCATAGCCCCTACACTGTTATGACACAGTAAACGTGTTTACCCAACAATTGCCAGCTGAGCCCCTGGCTTTTACCCTCAATTCTAATACCCCGTCCATGGTGATAAGATTAGACGCTACCGATACACTTTTCGACTCAAATGTGTCGGAACTTGAAGGGGTAACATCTGTCCAGTCTACAATTTGAGACCCATTGAAAAATACGGCTGCCCGCATATCCCCATTAAAAGTAGAGCTTTTTTTAGTCTGGAATCCAATTATTTGTCCGATTCCAGAATCGGCTTTAAAATTAAATGGGCACGCACAATAAAAAATACTAGAAGTTGGTGTAAATTTTAACCCATTAAATTCATCATTTATTGCTGATCCATATTCATAAATCATTCTGTTATCATTTGCAGTATTCCAGTTTTGTATTGTAAGCATCGGGTTTTCTGATTGAAATCTTGTAGTATTTCCATAAATGGATGATACAATTGGATTATACATGACATTATCTAATGCTGAATCCGTAAATATATCGGACATAGAATTAAATAAAGAAATGGGGTTTAATATTTCACATTTATAAGCACTTATAAATGCAATGCCTCTTTGGTTTGCGAGTGTGATTGGAGAATTAACTTTAATTCCGTATGAACCTAATGACAATCCATATGTGATACTACCGAGGACAACTGGATTATTTATGATAGAGTTAGGAGTACTTAGAGTAATTCCGTAAGAATTCATCCCGCAGCATATAGGAGAGTTAATTATATGATTTCTACCAGATGTAACTGAATACCCTATATAATATCGTAGAAAATGTAATCTGTTAATCTGAATATATGATTTACTCGCACAAACTAATCCATAACCCCAACGATTAGAAAATGTGCTGTGTAATTGTCTAAAGTATGTTTGACCTGTTTGTGTTTGTGTTGTTAGATCCCATCCCCCAGATATTGAGAACATATTAATTGAAGAAGTGCCATTGGCATTTATTGTTTGGACACTTACAGATTGAGATGTCGCAGCTCCGGTATCAATTACACCAAGTTTTTGGCATGTAACACCACTCTGGGAGGAACTTGTATATACATATAGTAATGTAAGATTTGTGTCATTTGTGATAGAAATTACTTCATACAAATACCCATCTGGACCAACAATGTAATCTCCTAAAGATAACTCAGTCGTAAATAATGTTCCGTTTCCAGTAACGGTTGTACTATTATATGTAAACGATAGAGTGCCGGTTAATGTAATGTTGTCCGGACTTTTCGCAACCCGGACTTCATCACCTCCAGTCAAACCGGTAGATGCTTTATCTATTGTTTTATATGGATTGCTGTAACTACCGTCTCCTGTTGTATCATTACCATATAGAAAATCACAATATTTTATTGTCATATGATTAACTCATGATAATTTCTTGACCTATTTTTGGTATTAATGATTCTATAATTGATGGAGTATTAACATTCATTTTTTTCAATTCATCTTTTATAGTAAGTTCTATCGTATCCTGTGAAACAGTATTTGAAATCCAATCATATTGTCTGGTGAAATGTTTTTCGCCATTATTATATTCAACTATAACTGAAATCTGATCAGGATTATTTGGATTTTCAGCGACAGATAATATTTTAGCTGTATACATCTTATTTCACCCCATTATAGTGACTCACCTTTTATTGTAAACTGTCCTGCTTTAAAAGATACCTGCTGCCCTGCTGCTGTCACTGCCACCCCATCAGGATTTGAGCCATTATCAATCAGACCACCGTATATGAATGTTGATCCTGTTGATGCCGATGCAAGGAACCAGTATGAAAGGGTTGTTCCAGATGACCACGCGCCTGTACTTTCTGGGAAATCAATCTGAGATGCATTTGAAATGTTTCCTGCCGAAGCAGATCCCATTACAGTCGCTACTGTGATTGGTACTCTAGCATATCCATTTGTACCTATTGTTGGCTCTCCTATAATCGCATCTGTAGCCTGATCTAAGCCAGTACATAGTCCCATATACAGAGTCGTTTCAGGAGTAAGAGCTCCTGCATTGAAAAGAAAGTTAATTATTGCGTTCTGTCGTGTTCTGCTGCATATTCCTGCCATGTTTATTCACCTTTCATCCATTTTTCAAACTTGCTCATGATTTGTTTTTTTGCTCCTTCTTCACCTGTTTGTGGATCCCATTCAGTAGTCATATTAATTCGGGTGTGTATGATTGATACATCCTCGAAAGTTTCTGAGTAAATCACGTCGGCTGATATGATTAAATGGTTCTTTCGTTCAGTTTTCCTGATCTGTTTCAATGTTTTCATATCAACTGAGTACGTGTTTTCCCACTCCCAACTCGCTCTTGTGTGGAATTAGCGACGACCCCCCGGACGTCGCTGTGTTCATCGTCATTCTTTAATTGTTCCCGCAGGTTTTTCAGTAGAGAATCCTGCTCTTTGCCTCAGTTCCTCGTCTGTAATCTTGCCAGTGTTACACATTTCCAGAAGAGTATTAAAATCAAGAACTGGTTTGCTGAGTTCATCGAATGCGACCCAAACGGAATCTTCGGGTTTTCCAATAGCTCTAAGTCTGGCATTGATAGCCTGATTCGTTATGCTCTCAACAATCTTCTGAAGTCCCTCAAGAACAAGCATCCGATCCTCTTCAACCATGTAAGAGCTTGCATATGTTGTCCCGCTCGCCTTTCCCATCGTGAGAGGTGACTGGAATAAACCCAACATTATTTCGGTTTCTAGAGACTCCTTGAACTTGGAAGTATCCAAAGATCCTTTTGCATCCGGAGTGAGTACTTCAAGGCCAGCACCTATAATGTCCTCGTTTTCTGACAACTTCTTGTGTTCTTCAGCAAATGCCTGAACCGCTTCAGAGGCTTGCGCAGGAGTGATTATACCCTGCTTGACTGCTTCTTCAAGGGCCCTCAAGTTGATTGCGTACCTGCCTTGCCCGTACTTCTTGACGTAGTTCACATACCCCTGATCGAGATCGAGAAGGTTTTGGATGCTAGGAATAATTGGAACAAGAAGAGAGGACCCGTACAGCCCGTAAGTCTTACGCTTTTTCCTATCTTCCTGCACAGAGTCCCATTCGTTGTAGACCCCGTAGATAACCTGTGAAAACTCATACACTTCCTGGAACTTTTCCCCTTCGTTTATGCAGAACTTCATCTTTTCAATGTTCTCTCCAGGACTCATGATCTCGTCAACTTTCGCACCTGGTTCAACACCCTCTGGAAGAATAGTAAGAGCAGGCATCAACAGGGGCGTAAGCCTGAAGTTTCCCCCTTTTACCCCGCTTATTGGGAGAGCTACATAGGTCCCATCCCTGCATAGGATCCTGGCAAGACTCTGTACCTGATTCAGGAAGTTTGTTTTTTTGGAAAAATCTTCAAATTCTTTAGCGTTCCGTTTGCTCGTGCCGTCGAACTTCATACCCTTTACCAGGGACAGCCCGAGCTTATTGAGAGAAGTAGAAACATAAGGATTACAGGTAGACAACTGTTGATACAGTGTGAACCTGTTTTTTTCATCAAAATTAATGTACGGCCCTTTTGTAGCTGATTGATTATTCCTCCGGAGGGGCTCTACAGCTGCAAACAGCTTAAATGTCTGTTGTGGGATATGGGCCGCTGCGTTGATTGCAGACATTTATCGTCTCCTGTGTTTCAATCCTTGTTTTAATGGATCTTGCTCGCGAATAACCAGCGACTTGCTGCATAGCTCCAGCGTCCAAAAGATATCCACAACATGATGGATCACTGCTCGGGCCCCATTGCGTTCATGAACATCATACCCAGGGTGAGGGCCTTCTGTTCATGAGAGATTCCTGGGGTTGCATCCAGCTCTTTCTTCTTTGCAATCATGGCTGAGATCTCGTCGGCTGATACTTCACTGATAAGTTCAGCTACACCCTCAAGGAGTTCATTTGATTCTATGAGTTCCTGGATTTTCTCTCTACCAGCCTCGATCTTCTTGATAGGGTAGAGAGTCCTGCCACTTGCTTTCATCCCGCCGTATGCGCTGACTATGGCCGTTGCGATGCCTGATATAAAAAAGATAGTTTCCTGGATTGCTGCAAGATCCGTAAAAAATCATCTCCGTTTTAAAGTTAACACTGTTAAGTTCACACTGTTAACATTATGAAATAGGAATGTTTTGAATAAAAAACTATCTGTTATTGTAAAAAAACGAAGAAAAAAGTGTTTGAAAGCCTATTTAAAAAGTCTATTTCAGACTTTTGGCATGAAAGTACTTCCAGATACTTTCATTCTTTGGGCATTTTATTCAAAGAATTTCATGTGCGTTTTTTCTGGTAAAGTCCAAGATAATCGGAAGCTTTTGAGGAACGCCTTCCTGATAGATAATTGAATGCTGCGGCAGCCGCATCCACCTGGTCATCGTGGAATTTTGGATCTGGGAAGTTCACAAGCTCAGTGACAAACTCATGATTCCAGGATCCTCTCACAAGATAGACTAATCCGTTCTCGCAAGCTGAGGAAAACAACTTTGCCCGGACAACCTTACTTCCTGAGCTGGTCTCTCCTCTGAAAGAATATCCTTCGAACATAGTCTTTTTGAGAGTGTCAATCTCCCTCTTTGCTGCACTCCCGGGTTCCTGCTCCATGCCTATGTCTACTTTCTTCCCGTCCAGGTCCCTGATGAATTCTATCCTCTTGTAGACACCTGCAGGATTCTCCCTGAAGTGCTGCACATCCATTATGAAGTATTCCCCCTTGTAAGTTCCCATGAGGACTCCGGAGCACCAGTCTGGGTTGGAAGAGTCTTTTGATTGAGCAGTGGCAGCTGCATCCCACCATCTAACAAGTTCAAGGTCCTGGGGATTGCAAGGTATTTCCCTGGCTTCGATCACTTTGAAGTACTCATACTTGAACATCGTTCCTGCCTGGTAGCGGATCTTCCAATTCCCTCCTAACAACCTTTCCCTGTCCACCAGAGGCAGAGACAACAACCTGCCCCTATACCCAGGATCTTTCTCCGTAAGTGCCGGATTATCCTCCAGACTGGCTGCAATGAACGTGAATGAAGTTGGGTGGAAGTCAGTCTCAGGAATTATGTTTTGAACCTGGTCCCAGAGGTCCTCTGGAGTATCACCCCAGAATATGGAATCTCCATGTCTTACGAAGTACCTGATCACTCCGGATCTCTCCGGGATAGGATAGCCTGTTTCTTGATTTATCCACCAGGCAATGAACTCAGCCACCCAGCTGTCTGGATCAGGGTTACATGTGGCTCTGACATAGGGTTTGACACCACAGGTTGAACGATTCCTGGAGAGCATATAAAAAAAAGTGGATTCTGAAAAATGCGTGAGCTCGTCAAAACCGATATAGCAGATTTGAGAACCTTGATATTCAAGTTTTGATTTCTCGTGCTCCAGGTGAGCAAACTTGATAGAGTTTCCTGAAGGGAATTTCCAACGGACGTCTGCTTCTCGAGGTTTCCCTCCGACGTAAGGATAGATCTCCTGAGATGTGGACCACAGGCCACCCTCGTTCATGATTTGAGGATATGTTCTTCGAAAAATAGTAGCTGTGAATCCCTTGACATGAATGTGTCTTAGAGGTTCAACAAGAAGGCTCCAGCTCTTGCCACCCCCAGCACTTCCACCATATATGATAATGTCAGCTGGAGAAGAAAGAAAAGCTTCTTGAGGTCCTGGTTGAGGGCGGATTACTTTCTTTTCTTCAGGAATGCTCTGGTTCAACATCTTGTTTTTTGTCCCGTCCGTTATCCGGAAGATAAATCACTACTTCTCCAGTATGATTCACGTTTCCTTCCAGCTCAACCTTTTGTTTTGTAAGGCCCTGTAGTTCTGCTATGGCCTGGACGTAATGGAGGTGAGTGTTTTTATCGGTCTCGACATGATCTCGCTTCAGACCTAAGCCATACAAACATTCCCTCAACAGGCCTGCTCTGGTCGCGAGCTCGTTCTTGAGAGTGAGCTCGTCTATCATATCCTTGAATGCTTTATGATGCATCCAGCGAGAAATGGTCTCCTCAGTGAGACTCAACTCCTGAGCAACCTTTTTTTGAGTGTATAAACCAGTCGATAACAATTGTGCAGCTTTAGTGCGTTGAGGAGTCCAGTTCCACAGTTGAGTATTATTGACGTTTTTCTTCTTTTGTTTTTTAGGCTTCGTTTTTTTCTGGACCACCATAATATCACTTATATATTAGTCACTTGTTTTTCATAATGTTATCGTTTTCGAAGTTTCCTGCTCGCTAATCTCAACAAGCTTGAATTCAGGCCGTCTGATATTATACGGACACCATTCAGGAGCTTTCTTGTCAAAGCAGGGCAAAGGACAGGACCACGCAGGAGAACATAAGGAGCAAAGCCAGACTTGAATAATATCATCTCCGTTTTTTAGGTTGTCAAGGATTGCTTGACAACTCAATCTTCCTCATCATGTTTCAGTTCGAAATCCCATTCATCCCTTGATTTCCCTTGTCTTGGCTCAGGAGGTTTCCAGAAAAGATTCATGCAAGGAGAGTTGTGAACAGTAGACCCCTCGAGATTATAAGCTGTGAATTCAGGATACTTGAGTTTCATGATCTCACCGTTTTGAAAGGTTTCTGCATGCGAACTTCACATCAGTTGGTTTCATCTAATTTTATTTTAATTTCAAATTCGTTTTTGCTTTCTTCAAGTGATCTTTGATATTTCATTTCCCCAACTATTTCATGATAATATATTATCACGTTCTCCAAAGAATCTCCAGCTTCTAACTTAGTTTTAACATTTAGATCTTCGAGAGGATTTTCAAATATTGTATTTATATATCGAATTTCATTATCAATTTCCCCGATATTTAATTCTCGGAGTTTTATAAGTTCCTCCTTGATTTTATTTTTATAATCTTCAATTGCGTTTTTCACTTCACTTTGTTTATCCCATATGCTGCAAATGTTATTCCAGTCTACTTCTAATTCTGTAGGAATGACTTCGTTATCAGATTTTCCTCTATTACATTTCCTGCAAGAAGTAATCAAATTATCAAAATCATTAGTTCCTCCTTTTGAGACAGGGGTTACATGATCTACTTCCAATATCACTTCTGGACTTTTACAACCACAATATTGACAGGTAAAACCATCTCGTTTAAATACATCAAAGCGGGTTTTTTGAGAGACCATATTATCACTTCTTTGTAAAATTTTTACACGTTTGACTAGCCTTTGTTATACTCTTTTTATTTGGGCAATACTGTTCTGCTTGCTTCCATTTCCTACAGTTTTCACAGCCTATGAGTTTATCTTTATACAGTTTATCTTTAGTCCATGTTTCGCATTCATAATAAGTCTTAAAGTTTAGGAGGTTGGGGGCAGAAATTAACTTCCAGTCAATCGTATTATTATTCACTTGGAAAGCCAGGCTTACTTTAGTTTCTTCGTATTTTTCAAGCCTAGTAATTTCTATTCTCTGATCTTCTTCAACCTCTTTCTTTGCCTCTTTTTTAGATAACTGCTGTATAAGCTTGAAATTGGCTTGTTTCTCTTCTTCTTCCTTGATAAGCTGCATATAACGCGAAACTCTTAATTCAGATGCTTTTAAAGGATCTATTTCAGCTAACATGTCGAGAGCACCCCTCTCTAAAGCATCTTTATATTTTTTTGGATTAGATGAAAGAGCTAACTCGAATGCAGTTTTTAGTTCTAATTCTATTACTGTAGTGACTTTAATATCAACCAAGGGGAACTCACCTTTTTAGAAGGTCTATAGGGGGGTTTTGTCTTGTCAGCTTATACGTACTCATACGTACGTATGAGTACTGTACTGATAGAGCCTAGGCTCATACTAAGAAGCTGACATGTCAGCCGATACGTAATTTTTGGGGGTTTGGGGGTTTCAGCGTGTACGTATTCGTACGTATAAGTATAACTTTACAGAAGTTCACCCCCTTAGACCTGCGGAAATCTCAACCTTTTCAGAACATGAGATTCCAACTTTAGAAAGAATCGGATCAGAAGTAACAGGTTTTGCAGCAAAACACTGCATCACAGCAGCTTCAGTTGTAAGGCCTTCATCCTCCTGGTAAAAAGAAGAATAAGAAGCTTTAGACTTCGCTGGCTTCTTTTTCTCCTCGGTGATCTGAAGGATCTTCTTAAGCTGATTTGCCTTCTTCGGAAAACTTCTGATCAGGAATTTCACAATCGTTTCATAGTTGTCCTCGAGCTCAGAAACTCTCCTCTTTGTGAAAGCAAGATCCTCCAGAAGGAGATCAAGATCGATTCCCTCTATAGTTACACCCATTAAAGAACCCTCCTTGCAATTGTATTCCAGGGAACAGTCATAGCACCTGAGAAGTCCTTCAATAGCTTCCTGGCTTCAGCCAAATAAAAAAAGTGAATGTTGCCCAGGTCATGAACAACCAGAGCGTAGAATCCATCTTCTTCCTTGAGCGCCTTGTCCTGATCGCCTCTGAACCAAAACCTTCCGGATCTTTTCCCAGAGCTCCTGTCAGATCTGCGACACACTCTCTGGCACGACTTGATCTCAAGAGGTCTGTCATGATATACTGCATCCAGGTTCTTTCCCACGTACTGCAGTTCAGGGAGAAGAGTTTGGACAATCTCCTCAACCATTCTACCGTTGTGGTATGCAAGGGTACAAGATTCTGAATCGGAAGTCATGTCCGGACACCTGCATTCAGCTCTCTGAACTTTCCACAGTAATCATGCCCAACATACCCTTCGCATGTTGCAGAATCTGGTCTATACAGACTACAGGCAACATCACATTTTTTGGGTGAATATGGACAGCTCATCGTGATCTCCTCTTTCTCAGGATCTCAGCCCAGGCTGCAAGGTTGCAGTCCGGACAGATGTATTTGATAGTGCAGATGTGGATCCCAAAGAGTCCACGAGCAAACTCAAAAACATCCTTGGAGCGAGAACCTATACGTTTCACGCAATCCCCCTCCACAAGGTCACAACAAACAAAACAACCATGCCAGCAATGAGAATATATTTTCCGGGGATCATCAGACAGCCTCCATCATTTTCACCTGCTTTTTAGGCTTCACCTTTTCCAGGTCTGACAGGTCAATTCTCAACTTCCAAATTGATAGCTGATGCCCACACTTCACACACTCATGATAGACCCACTGAGGCTGACCAAATCCTTTCAGATCATAGCCACCTTCGTGGTCATAGCTCCGGATCTCACCTGTTTCCAGAGGTTCTCCGCAGCTGCACTCTGTACGATCTCCTTGTAGCACTCTTTTCCTGATCTCTCTCATAGTATGATTAGCAAGACCAGCATAGACAATTGTGCATGGTTCGTAGATCTTCCTCTGTTCCTCATCCTCCAGCTGAGTTTTCTTCCAGCATACAGGACCATACCCTCTCTTGACTGATGCAGAGTCTTTTAGTCTGCGGTTACAGCGTTTGCAGATCACAGGAATCCCCTCAAGCAAACAGCTTTTTCCTCTACGGAATAGAGTTCCAGACAGCCGCACCACATGGAACGCTGATCATGATACCTAATACCTTGAGAAACATGAGTAAGGAAGTGCCAGATCTGATCTTCAGAAATCATACACTCACCCCTATACTTTCATCAGATTGGAAATGAGAAATTGTGACTCTGGAAACCTCTCCCTTCTCTACAAGTTTCAGAAACAGGCTGGCAGCTGCCTTCCGGGTTGATGTAGGCCGGTTACCTACAATCTTTTCTATCTCATATTTCCAGAGTTTAGGATCCAGGCGCACAGCTCTCTCAATTGCCTCCCACGTTGTCGTCAAGATAGATCCGGAATAGTTCAAAACAAGATATCCTCCATCCTCTCTGTATCGAAGCTGAGGGTGTTTGGGGATATCTGTCCAGTGAACTTTCGGGCCCTTCTTTGGTACATGTTTGACAGGAATTTTATCAGCCGGGGTGCTGTCTTTCTGAGAAGTATCAAGTCCAGTCATGGCAGAATTGACAACTTCCTTCTCAATGAGCTCAGAAGTTTGTTCGACGTTCAACCCATAGAAGACCGGTTCACTAACAGGTTTCAGAGCTTCAGCAATCCTCTCCAGAGCTACCTGCAGAGCAGGGGTAGCTGTAATATGGATATGAAGAGAAAGGTTAATATCAGGAAGAGTAATACTTCCTGTAAGAGTGGAGTTCTGTCCTTTGGTGGGACATGTGGTTAGTTCTCCACTCTTTTTACATATAGGGATTTCTGAAGCAGTTTCTCTGCTCATCAGATCTCCCCCCTATCAATCATTTTCTGAACTCTTCTGGTAGTATCCGGGGCAATTCCTGTTTCTCTCTGGATATCTCTGGGCCCAAGTCCTTCTCTGATCTTTCTTGCAGCAATGAGGTATTTTGTGTGATATCTCTTCTGCTGCCCTTTGGAGTTCTTTTTGCACTTACTCAGGTGTTTGTTCCACCCGGCAATGGCTTCGGTCCTTGTGAGGGTCACTGTATCACCTCAACCCCAGAGTTTGTGATCTTCATGGCAGCAATATGCGTCCCCCTTCCAACCGAGCGACTTCTGAATGCTTTTATTGCTGAAGTGGTGAGTCCAGGTTTACTTTCTGCCTTGAGTGTTTCCCATATTTCTTTTGCCGCAAACTGGCTCTTGTCGCCGAACGGTCTGAGTACATGGTTGGGCTCTTTGTTGAACTCGCTTTCAGGCTGGTTTGTCACAAGAACAATCCCGTTATTTTTGTACGCCCACTCTTTGAGGCTGCCAAAGATGGCAATCATCTTCAAGAGGGCGTCCCCTTTCTGTTTCATGTTCATGCGGGCAAATGTTGTAAGTACAGGGAAGCCCACACTATCAAGGATTACTACATCTCCAGCAGGAAGGTTCTGGATTACTCTGTCAATTTCTCCGATGACTGGAGTGTACTGATATGTGCATTTCTTCAGGAGATCGATATCCGCCTTAGTAAGGTTCCGTTCGGTGTCAAGGTAGAACACCTTTTTTCCAGCTGCAGCTGCTTCGTAAGCCACTCTCTTCACAAAAGCAGTTTTACCTGAACCAGTATCTCCAAAAACTTCTAAGACATCATTGCCTACATAATCATAGATCATATCGAGAAGAGGTGTCTTAGACTGATAAGTTCCAGACGGTTCAACAGGAGCAGGCTCTTTTGCTTTTTTGGTTTCATCTTGTGCTTTCTTAGCTTCAAGTTCCGCTGCTGCCTGCTCAAGTCTCTCAAGTTCTTCAAGCCTTTTGATGTTCTCTTCTCTTTCATTCCTTGCCTTTTCTTCAGCTTCCTTCTTTGCTTCGTCCTCATTGATCTTGTCTTCGAAGGTCTTTTCAGGGGTTTCTTTTGAGGTTGAATCATTCACAATTTGGGGGACTTTTTCAGGACTCAGGGGGATTTCCTGATCAAAACTAAATCCACCAGCTTTCAAGTTATCAAGAGGATCCTTTTCAGATTCTTGCACAGAATAATCCGCTTCTTCATCGAGCAGAGCAATGAGTGCTGCGGAAAACTTATCCTCAAGAGCTTCAATGACTCCTTTTACATCCTCAGGGACTCCTACGTCCTTTTTAGGATTGTACAATTTTCCTTTGCTCCTGGCTTCATATATTATACTCTTCTCAAGGATTGTAATTTTGACATCCCAATCTGAGTTGATTCTCATCGAGGCAGTCCGCTCATCAATTTTTATCAGAGATGGAATTTTGAGATCAAGCAGGGTTTTCATTCTGATACCAATAGTGTTCACGTTTCAGTCCTCCCTGCAGTCTGGACACAATCTTTCCAAGTCGCCTACTGTGCTTTCAAAAGGCTTCCCGCAATAGTTGCAGCGCCTTTGAGTTTTCTCTTGTTCTTTGGCACCTTTGTCCGAGGTCATGCCTGTGCCTCCGCTCTTCTCCTTCTTTCAGCCACAAACTGTTCATCTTCAGTAATTCTCTTCGCTTCAGCAGAGACTTCTTCCAGCTTCTTCTCATCAACATAGAAAGCATCAAGAGTTGCCAGTGGGTCTCTAATTTCAAGCTTAAGCTCTCTTCCCGGGGTCAGAGGAATGATATGAGACAGGTTCCTTTCGGTCTCAGCTTCAAAGGAAAGAACACACTGAACTCCGTGGTAGTATCCTCTGAATGTAGCTTTGAACTTCGAAGGCTTTCCGACAGTATAGTTCATCGTTTTCTTCTCAAGTTCAATAGACATCGGCCTGCCTCCTCATCTCCATCTTCTCGATCCTTGCACAGTCAACACAAAGCGGTCTGATCTCATTCTCCAGAGCAACTACTCCACAGCCGCATCTCGAACACACACTTTTCTTGTAACTCATTTCTTATCACCAATTTTCAAAACAACCGACGGTTTCCCCTCAGTCTCACTTCTAAACTGCTCAATCTCAGGATGTCCAGCTGCTATATATCCAAGGAGAGCTTCATCGTTCCACTTCACAGATCTGGCACCTTTCCGGAAAATGGCCTGTCCAAAACAGCACTGGAACGTTTTCTCACGTCCCAGGATTTCCTCCCGGATGTTCTCCTCGTGCTCCTGGATAGCTGCAAGATAAGGCTCAGCAATGTTATCCCGCTTCTCCTGAAGGATTTCTATTTCCTTGTCGAGCTCTTTGACCTCGTCTGCAAGATCCTGCCTGAGCTGAATTATCGCCTCAAACTCTGCTGGGAGATCTACACGGGTAGCATCTTCAGCCATGAGCCTGTCAACCATTTCAGTGTTGAATCCGCTCACGCTTCCACCTTCAAGTTGTATACGATCTCAACCAGACCACCTGGGCGACAGATTGAAAAAGAATTAACTCCAGATTTCATACAGTGGAATGTCAAGCGTGCTGGCATCACACATGGCATGAAACCAATTACAAGCAGGTCCACATCCTTTTTTCCTTGAATTTTTTCGTGGATGCAGGACCATACTTTTTCTATTTCGACGTCGTTGTAGAACCGCTTAGGAGTCTTTCCTGTCCGGTCCACTAAAATAAAACCAACGTCTGCGGGGAGTTCACATAAATCTACTTTTACTTCAACCACATTTTTCACCTATCACGAATTCACTGTTTTTTGGATAGTTGTCGTTGGCCAGATTCAAACTGGTTGCGCGGAGTTGTAGGGGTATTTTTGGGAAGAGGTCTGCACAGGAAAAACAGAGTCCGCGTCTGTCCAACGACATGATGGTGTGTTTTTTGCCTCTGTTTCCTGCATGTTCATCAGTTCCTTACAGGGTTTCTTTTGACCCAAAGCCTGGCAACATCCATAACTTTCTTGTATAATGGATGCTGGTTTGCAAGCCTTGAGTAGGTTTCATCCGAAAAGCCGGCAACCTCTCTGATGAGAGACTCCGTTTCCGGATCAACACACATTTTCAGCTACCTCCTTCCTGAGAAGTTTATCGAGATGCATCTGATAGTTTTCCTGCTGCATCTCAGGCGTCATTATTCTATACTCAGCGCCGAATTTTGCAATGATAGCACCGTCAGGCCTCTCTTCAACTGGGATATTCTCATTTGCCAGATGGAACAGAAGCCCTGCTCTCCATTTCCAGAAGTCTGGCAGGACATTGATCTTGTGAACCCTTGGCTTTCCCCAGCTGGAGTTTCCAGAGCTTCCTGATTCAAAGCCCGCTCTTTTGGGTGACCAGGTCATACACTCCCTCCAACAGGAAGAGGTCTGATTCCCATCTGTTCAGCAGCTGGCAGGATTGTGTTTGCATTAAGTACCGTCCACAAAAGAACCACAGAGGTCTCTATAGCATTCGAACGACTTGCGAATATTTTCTTATCAACCATTTCATCGAGTTTACTATCTGCCAGCCTCGAAAATGAGAAGCTGGAAGAGATTTTACTTCTTCGAACCGTCATTATTTTTTTACACCTCACACTTTTTCAACTTCTACATGGTCGCCGCAATCGACGTACTGGAATTTGTCTCCAGGGCGGAGTCCAAGCTTTTCCGCAACCTCAAAGGGGAACGGGGCCGAGTTGTTTCGCCACAATGTGCAGCGTGTACCAAGTGCCGTTTTTGAAGTCATATTATACCTCTTGCATATGCAACATGTCTAGATATTCATTGCATATGCAATAAGTCATATGCAACGTTATGTTATATATATTTTTCTACGATATTGTTGCAATATGGCGCAGCCCATGAGACGAAAAGTTGCACTCTCTACATCGATATCACCCAAAATCGGAAAACGGATAGACAACGCTATGGAAAGCGGAGATTATGCAAGTCAGAGTGACCTGCTTCAGATCGCCCTCTCTGAATATTTTACCCGGGAAGAAATCCGCGAACACCAGGACAAGCTAATCGCCGTATATCGAAGACTCTTAGAGGACGATGAAGGACGCAGGCTCCTGAAGGATTGGCCGAAAGACAAGGCAACCCAGATCGAATCTCTAAAAAAGAAAGGAATGGCATGCGTAGAACTTGGAGACCTAGACGAAGCCATGAAGTGCTTTGCAAAAGCCAAAGAACTCGAGTCACAGGACTTGCCTAAAAAACCCGACGAACAACCAGGTAAAAAATCCCAGGTACTTTTTAGCGGGAGTCCTGATGATTATCCGCAGCATAATATCTTAGAATGATCTTTTTTGAAAAAAGAAAATAGAAAATTAACAACTAAGTGCAAGCGCTTGTGTACTTGCTGGAAGGTTGGCAGTGTTTAATCCAAAAACTTCCATAGACTTGTTAATTAAACCATTTCGTTTTTTGATTGCAAGTTTCATAATTACTTTGATGGTTTCTTCACTAACATGAATTTCAGCATCAAAAAACTGGACGTTTAATAAGTCACTTTTCGGGACATTAAATTTTTTAGATGCATCTAGAATTTCAATAGCCATTGCATAATTATCTTCGCTGACATCAATAATTATGTCATCTAAATCTAGAGATTTTTTGTATTTTTTGTTAGTCCCATAGAAGAAAATTGAATCATTTTCTAAATCATAATCGTACTTACTGAGGTCTGAATGTGGAAGCATCATCCCTCCTCCTTTTCTTAGCATCTTCTGGAAAGCAACTTATCAAATTAATTCTAAGAGGATTGATCTTTTTTACACTCATTATGACAATATAGTCATCATCATTGTTGAGTGGATAAATAAGTTTGAACTTCTCCTCACTCTGTTTTAGTATCCCTAAAGGTGTTTCATTAAGAATAATTTCAATGATACCTTTTGCATCTGGATATATATCACTTTTGCGTTCGTTTGCTCTGATTATAAAATGTTCCGTCAAATAAAGGTTACTCATATCTATTTTTGATATATAGTCCAAGACAGTTACTATATCCAAAATGTAGCCTCACTTTTTAAATGACAGGATACAGCCCCTGACATACTCCCCAATGCTAAAGCCTTTGGGCTTTCTGCCTTCCTACCGTAAACGTCAACAAAACAACCAGTTTTATATCTTGTTCATCTTTATTTATTTTTCTCATTCTTCTGAACTAAACAATAAAAAAATAAAGTAAGAGGTTCCCATCTCTTACTCGTATACATTTACTGTGTATGGCTGAGCAGTATTGATCATAAGATAATAATCTCCTGCCCCTCTCATTATTGTGTGGTCTTTATTTGCACCTATAACATTCGCGGCTACACCTTTTAAAGTACCATCGGAACTGTAAACATATATTTGGAAATTCATATCTCCATACTGGCCTGGTTGTGTATCCCATTCGATAGCCCATTCTTTTTCATCGACATGGAACGTTTCAGTGTTTTTTATTGCACTACCGGTCCATGTTGCAATAACTACAGGCTCGCGTGGAGTCTGTGCCTGTTCAGAGGTTTTAGTCCCTGCTTGAGTAGCAGCAGGAGTTGTGGGGGGAACTGCCATCCCAAACACGATAAATAGAACAAACACAAGGACAAATCTAGCAGGCCCAGATAACTTTAGATTTAATTTCTTTTCAATTGGAGTCGCAATAACTGGTATACAAATAATTGCAATTAATAGCGATATCAAGAAAGCTAATATAGCTCCATCGATGAGAGATCCTAAAGCGGCAAGGACAAACAATAATCCTACAATCCACCTTACAATACCAGACAAATTAATTTCCATTTTTATACCTCGCTAAATCTTTTTTTCATTCAAACTTCTCCCTACACAGTATTGTAAAAATTGACTAAATATCTATAAATGTGTTTTTATTTTCATTAAGAATCTCTAAACATCGTATATGTTCGTACTATGACGAACTCGAATATAAATCGAAAAAGATATAATCCTCTAAAAATATAATTATAAAAATGAGAGAATATATATACAAAATATATTTTTTCTGACATATTATTAAACGTGATTAAAAAACGGAC